TGCAAGTATTAGCATGGATGTGGTGCATAGTATTCTCTATGTACTTTGGTAGTATGTGGGTGTTTGGTATAACTGCAGTTGCTCACGTGTTTCTAATAAGTGCTATCGTTTTAACTGTAGCTACATTTGAAACTGCAAAGAGAAAGCCTACATTCTTCTTGAAGAAAGGTTACCATACACCAAGCAGAAGTAGATACATGTACTACAAGGGCAAAAGAATTAAATATGACGATAACGACAAAGGGGGAGAACATGAATAGATTTATCATAGAAGCAAATCCAATAGGTATTGCACAATCATTGTGTGACCAACACGTAGTCAAGATGCCATTAGAGGAAGCACAGATGCTATGCACTAGCCTGTGGCATCATGCACCTGACTATGCAGAGGAACACAACTTGTACAAGCCTGTACATCAAAAGCACCCTTGTACCTTGTGGGCAATGGAGACTAGAGAAAATTATATGTGGGCATACTGCTTATATAGAGCAATGCTTTTTGAGTATGGTGCAAGATACAATAAAACGCATGGTGCATCTAAACACTTTGATGCTTTGTTTGAGGGTAGGTGGCATATACCTGATGGTAAGATAACTGCACACCCACAATGTTTTAGTGGACATGATGACTTGAAAACTGATGAGTTCTATCCCATAGAAGCATACCGAAACTTCTACAGGGTTGACAAATCTAAATTTGCGAGGTATAAATATACAGAAAGACCAAAATGGTTTTCTTGCTAGACCTTAATTAAGCAAGTATCACTTAACCAAAGTCCCAAGTTGGGACATAATTTTTGAAAGGAGACTAACATGCCATTAGATTCATACACACCAAACCTCTACACATTAGAG